ACAACACCGCCCAGCAAACTGGATCCAGACAGCAAGGCTGCTGGACGACGCCGTAGTTTTTGCGCTCGCATGGGTGGTAGCAAAGGACCCATGAAGAAGCCCAATGGCGAACCAACTCGCAAGGCTCTGGCTCTGCGTAAATGGAACTGCCACGAAAACTTTCAGGATGGTCGAAATCCTGAGGACAAAGGCAGCATGGCGCGCTATGGTCTCAAGGGCAAAAGCATCGCACAATTAAAAGCAGTAAGAAGTTCAGACTCAGCCAGTCCCAGAGCAAAACAGCTGGCACATTGGTTTATTAACATGCATCAGAAGAAAAACTAGGAGATATATTCAAATGGAAGGTAAAAAATTAATGAGTGTTGCAGAAACGGTTCGCAACATGTACAACAAACCACAATTAACCGAAGCTACCATGATGAAGGACACAGGCGAAGTTGTGCATAACTGTGCCAAGCACGTGGAACACGCACAATGGGGTCAGGGTACTTGCATCAGTGAACAACATGCTGCTCCAGATGCTCAGGGACTGATCGAATGGTACGACGTATTATTTGAACACGGCCTGGAAAAAACAGTACCAACCGATAGTCTAAACATCTTGGTCAGCGAGGCTCATGTGCATGCCAGCAAAAAAGCCAAGGTCACCAAAGAAGAAGCTAAATTAGATCCAGTTGGTCAGGAAGATGACGACATCAACAACGATGGTAAAAAAGACAGCACTGATGGCTATCTTAAAAATCGTCGCAAAGCCATAGCTAAAAGTATTGCCAAAGAAGAATACGAATTAGTTGAAGAAACTGATCTGGACCTGGAATTTACTCTAGAAGAAATCGAAGCCATAGCCGAAGCCTACATGGGCTTTACTAAAACCACCAAGGCTCTAGCAGCCAAGGGTGCTAAAAATCCCGAGGCTCTGGCTGCTTACATTGGTCGTAAAAAATATGGTAAAGAAAAATTTCAAGCTGCCGCAGCAGCTGGTAAAAAACTAGGATAACAATCATGAAACTCAGAGACTACATGGGTGAAGCCCTGCAAAAAGAAGTTAAACCAGATCAGAAAGAAACCGATCAGATGGTAAAGAAACAAAAAGAAGGCATTAAAAAGCTTTCCGGTGTTACCGCTGCTTCAGATCTGGATCGCGAAAAATTGACCAATGAAGGTGTTCATCCTTTGGTCGCTGAGCATTTTGGTCTAGACGAAACATCAAAGGCCAAGGCACTGGCATACCTGGGCAAGGCTCCCAGAGACGCAGCACAGCATGTATATACTGGCAAAGATTCCCAAAACTGGGCTGGTCATCACATGAGAGCAGGCGATTATAAATCCGCGGATGCTCATCTGGCCACCAGTAAAAAAGAACTGGGCAAGTCAGTTAAACGTCTAGCCGGCATAGATCGTGCACTTAAAATTGTGGCCAAGGAAGAAGTTGACCTAACCGAAAGCATTCATGCAGCTGCTAAAGAACTTGCTGACTATGCTGCCAAACACGGTGGTATGGACAAGAAGGATTTTCATACAGCTGCCAAACACATGCAAACAGGTAATCATAGCGCATTACAACAACACATCAAAGGACTGGATAGTGAACCACGCGACAAGATCCTAACAGTTCTTAATAAACATGGTGTTGATATCAAACACTATGGCTATGCTATGAGAGAATCCTGGGATCATGGTGCGTATTCAGGTGAAGCTGCACAGGGTCATCATGTTGATGCGCTCAGACTTGAAAGAGAAGCTGCTGGTCATAAAAAAGATGCCAAAGAATATGATAGAGCAGATCCCAGTCACCATGAAGCCATGGCTCGTTTTCATAACACCATGGCAAGATCAGTAAAATCTAGTTTTCATGCTGGTGAATATGGAACCAAAGCAGATGCTAAAAAGGCATCTGATGCTCATTTAAAAGCTGCTGCAGATCATACAGCAAAAGCCAAAGATATTTTAGGTGAAGAAGTAGATGTATGGTCAGTAAAAAATATGAAAACTGGTCAAGTATATCATAGTTCTAGTAAATATCCGATAACTAAAAATAGTCCTTCATTTAAAAAAATTAAAGCTGCTGGAGGAGATCATATACATGCAGCACTATATAAAAATGGTAAATTAGTAGAAGAAGAAACCATTAGTGAATTAAAATTAACAACCATGCAAAGCTATGCAGACAAAGCTCATCAGCAGGCCATGGATGCCACCTATGATGCAGCGCATTTAAATAGACCTGGCGAAGAAAAATTAAAAGCCAATGCCAAAGCACTGGCCAGCAAAAGAGCCGGTGGTGTACAGTTGGCTCAGACCAAGATGGACAAGATGGCCGAAGAAGAAATCTATTATACTAGCATGGAATTGTTTCTGGAAGCATTGATGAGTCCCGAAGTTAAACAACGCGTAGTTGGTCATGAAAAAGCTGGTAATAAGGTTACCGATCATACTAGCCGCATGAAAAACGGAGAAATGGAATACAGTTTTGTTGTTACACAACCATCAGGTAAACGTAGTCGACACATTTACCATGGCAACAAAACCAAGCATGAAACCATGAGTCCTGCACCTCGCAGTAAGGAAGCTCATGAAACTGGTGAAGACGACGAAGATAAATAACCGATAGAAGGACAGCGAGTACACAGTGCAAATGCTCGAGTCTGATATCAATCAAGGAGAAATAACATGCCACAATGGGGCGGAGGACAACAGGGTGGGGTTGGTAGTAATGTATTACCAAAAAACCTTACATTAGAACAAAAAACGCGTGTATACGCAGACAATCGTGGCTGGAACATCATACGTCCAGGTCACAGAGATGCTTCAGCTGGCCGTCATGGCAAGGGCGAAGTACTAGTAGGTTTAAAAGGGTTACAAACCAACATTGGTTCAAGCAACGTAACCGCAGCTTACTTTGTTAGCCCAAGTTATACCACTGGTGGTACAGCCAAGGTTCGTGTACACTGGGATCAGCTGGTAACACCATTGACAACTGGTACTATAGTTGTCAAACAGATCAACGTAACATCTGCAGCAGTCAGCAACATTACGGCTACCCGAGTTGGTAATTCAACCAGCAATTTTGTTGAATATACATTTACTGCGGGCAATTCAACATCGTATGTGTATATCATTGGTGCTCAGACCATTACTGGTGCAGTAAATGCTCCTAATACCAGCACTGCAGGTACTGCTGCCAGCAACGTTACAGCATCATTGGTTTTAGCAACTGCCAACGTCATTGTAGCAGGTACTAAGTTACGTACTGCCTATGGTACTAATGTATTGGGTACATATTCACCAAATACTAATACTTCAGTAACTCTGACAGCTGCTTAATCATGGCTGATTCTAAATTAAGTGAACTAAGCTACGTCACTGGATTAACTTCCAGTGACCTGCTCTATGTTGTGCACGGTGGAATTAGCAACAAGATCAGCGCCAGCAGTCTAGCTGTCAGTATATTAAATGGTGCTTTACAAGCTACCTCAGCTACGGCCATGGTGCTGGTTAATTCACCACTTATTGGTAACAAAACCATTGATATTACGGCTGATTTTAGCAATGACATAACTGGTGTCTACCTGGATGCTCTCGGGTCGGCTCAGGTATACAGTTCTGGTAATGTACAAATAATCAGCAACACTATGGTCTATCCGTTTACCTGGCAGTTTAATCCCGACGGTACAACAAGTTTACCAATTCCTGGATATGTTCCAACCTATAGCACTAGTACGGGCAGCATAGGACAGGTAAGCTGGACCAGTAGTTATGTATATGTTTGCGTGGCAACCAATACCTGGAAACGAGCGACTTTAAATAGCTGGTAACCTGGTGATAAATAACTTTATGATGACAAATTTGACCAATGAAAACTTTTTAATGTATGCTATCAAACACTATGCTAATCCTAGCTGCAGTGGTTTGAAAGAATTTGATGACGATCTAAAACGACTTCGTTATATCAAGAGATTATTAGGACGCTACAAGGCCACTGGTGATATCAAAGAACGATTAGTCATTAATCACCTGGTGGTTCTTTACAATGTGTTTGGTGTCGAAGCTGCCACCAACCTGTTGTTTTTTAAGATAACTGAAAGGTTCTGGCCCGAGCTGAAACCATTTTTGGTATTTTTAAATTACATGCCCGAGACAATTACTGTGCGAGGATCACGCATCCAGGGCTCAGAGATTGTCATGGACCAGACCATAGTAGACATATTAAGGAAGATCTAGTACAATGAGTCGTTTTGTTGACACCATTATCACCTATAGAATTTTAAAAAAACTTGTACAGCCCATAGTACAAACCGATGCCTACAGGCTGGGAATCATAGACAAAAATGGTAACCAGATCAAGAAAGACGAACAACTAAACACCCCTGAACTGCGAGATGCCTGGACCATGCTGGACCGGCTGATATTCCGAGTACGTCGTGTGTTCAATCGTCAGCCTCTGGAACGAAATCGTCTGGCCAATCTGACCACGGCTCTGACTCTGGTGCGCGAACACTATTTGGACGAAAACGAATACATGTATCTGGAAACAGACTTTCATCAGCATGCTCCAGATCCAGCACTCATGCTGGAAGTAGCAGACCTGCTGGCTGGTAAACGCATGCTGACATTCCGTATGTTCAACGAAGAAGGCGGCGGTGGAAGCTTTGGTGGCGCAGCCAACAGCGTTGGTGGTGGATTTTCAGGTCAGGCTACGGCTACACCCAATCCCAATCTGGCTGGACGAGACCTGATGCTGGGTAAAATGGCTCGACGCAAACGACCCCAACTGACCGGATTAAAACCTCGCAATGAAAAAACTTGATGAGAAAAGATCACTATTAAATCTCAGTAAACTTCTAGGGCAGACTCCTGATCCTAAGTTACTAGAAGACATAGCCTATCTGGAAAATTTAGAAGAACGCGAACGCCAGCGTCAGGCCGATTTAAAAATACGCGTAGGTAAACAAGCCCTGGTATTCACAGGCAAGCTAAACAAACGAGCAAATCCTGTAAGCAATCTGGAGCCAACTGGTGGCATGGCTGGCAGCATTACAGCTCAGGAATCTGTGGAAACTGAAGATTACAAACGTCTGAATCATTATCCCGACGGCAAGCCCATACCAGCAGCCCTGCCAGATCTGTATCAGAGTGTCAGCAATAAAATGGTGCCAGCAGGTCAGAATTGCCATAACTGTAACTATATGCAGGACAATGGTGGTTGTTCTAAATGGGGCGGTGCTCAGGTCCGAGCCAACTATTGGTGTGCCAAATGGGAAAAGATTAAGAAAAAAGACCTCAAAGAAGAAGTTTTAATTACATCCAGACCTCAATCAGTTCCAGATCAGATGGCCCAATATATTACACGCAATCCCATCAAAGAAACTGTGATCAGTCAGGGTGACCCAGTACTGCTAGATCCAACCAACAACCTACAATTAAAAGTAAAACAACTAGAAAAATGGGTCAGCAAGATTGCTGCCACAGGTCCTGGATCAGGATCAGCTTGGTTGTGGGATTTGTATGATGTAGATTCTGGTATTAAAACAACGTCCGTGGACACACAGATCCTTAGCTATGATGGTGCACTTAATAAATGGACAAACAAAAATCAACTGCAAGTAGATAATACCAGCATTACCGTAAGTGGTGGAGTTATTAGTGCACAAGCCTATTATGGCAGCTTTTATTCCACACAGAATTTAACCAGCCTGACCACCAGTGCACAGACGCTTAGAATCAATAATGTCGATCAAAATAACAATGGTGTTAATCTTAATACCAGCACCGGCGTATTTACTCTAGTATATCCTGGCACCTATAATGTAGCATTCAGCATACAGTGTAAAAACACCGACACTGGTAATGGAGATCATGATGTATACGTTTGGCTTCGTCAAAATGGAGCCGATGTAGCTCTGACCAACAGTGTTGTTACCGTACCAGCAGGTCATGGTAGTCTTCAGGGCTATGTCATAGCGGCCTGGAATTTGTTTTTACGAACAACAGCCGCTAATGAAACATTTGAACTGCGCTGGTGGACCGATGGTCCAACCAAGGTAACTTTAGATACAGTTCCTGCTCAGGCAGCTACAGCGGTTACGCCAGCCATACCAGCGTCGCCAGCAGTTATTCTTACCGTTAACGGTATAAAACTTACATAGAGATAAATAAACTATGAACCTAGAAAACCAAGTCGAAATGCTCAGAGAAATAGCCAGTGACATGAAACGCATGCTGGCTGTGCATGATGAAAAACTCAACCAGCATGAGCGCAAACAGGATGATATTTTCAATCTAATCGAACAGAGACGCAATGAAATGGCCGAAGACATCAAAGAAATACATAGCCGCATCACTACGGTGCAGCGAGAACTCTGCACAGAAATTACTGCCACAGAAAGTCGCATCATCAAGGGACTGGATGAACTCAAGGAAGAGTTGAAAACCGATCAGGAATACCACAACAAGAAGCAAAAGAGTCTGGAAGATCGCATAACAGACCTGGAAAAATGGCGCTGGATCATCATAGGCGCAGGCATCACTGGCGGTTGGTTGTTCAGCAAGCTGGGCAACATGATAGACATAGTCATCAAATAGTTATTGACATTCCATTGACACTCATATAGAATCAGCGTGTACCAGATAAGAAAATATGAAAAGAATATATTATAGTTCCGAAACCGGAGAAGTTCATGCCATCAGTCATTTAGATCGCACTGATGCGGACCATGCTGATTTAGCCAGCAAATTCCAATACACAGAAGTTCCGGATACTGTTACCCGTGGCATGATTGAACTCAAGTATGATTATGATATGCGAAGATATCGACTTAAACTGAATCTACCACCCATACCCGTAGGTACACCATGAAACCCATGAATCCGCATGTAAAATTAAGTCTGATCAGCAATGTCTGGATCAAACTCATGACCTTTGCTAACGCCGGAGATTTCAATCCAGGTCATCGTCATGTATTTGATCATCCTACTCTGCTGACTCAGGGCAGCGTAGAAGTTGAGGTCGAAGGTCGCAAAAGCACCTTTGTAGCTCCACACATCATCTACATTAAAAAAGGACTGGAGCATACCATTACGGCCCTGGAACCCAACACGGTCTGCGCTTGTATACATGCCATACGCGATGGTGATGGTGTTGACGACATCATAGACCCAGATTCTATTCCCGATGGTGTCAATCCCAATCACATGGACAACATACCTGGCATACGACCTCTAGCCACGGGCTAGTATGCGCATTCACATAGAACGAAACTTTCTTTCAGAGTCTGAATGTCAGGCCCTGAATGCCATAACCCTGCAGGGCATCAGCGAAGGTTGGGTCAACATAGGCATCAGTTCTGGTCACTATACTGACCTGAGACTGACCAGCCGTTTGTACATGAAGAATCGAAGCTATCCAGATCTGGTAAATCGCATACAGGACCGAATTCGAACTCATCTGGGGCTGGAAGCCTATCCCCTGATTGAAGGTCATGGCAGCTACGGAGCCGTGACCAGTTATACCCGACCCAGCGGTGATGTATATCTGCATCAGGATCCTCGCAGCTTTGCTGGTCTGGCGTCACTTAGATGCAATGTTCTGACTCAGGCTGCTGACAGCGGAGCCGTACTTCGAGTCGGCGGTGAAGTTGTTGACATTGGTGTAGGTGATCTGCACTGCTACCTGGCTTCGGAACATAAGCATGAAGTATCTACAGTGTTAGGCAATACAGCTCGCATACTCTGGATGTTTGGTGCAGCAGTCCCAGTTGAATTCTGGGAAAAGTAATTGACACGCCGACCCTATACCTATATAATGTACACATATGAGCCTATTCACTGATGTAAAATTCCTTAATCTAGTTGGTCCCAGACTGCCCCTGTTCAAACGCAAGGGTGATTATCTGTACAACTGTCGTTGCCCTATCTGTGGTGACAGCCGCAAAAAACAAAATCTTGCTCGGGGATACTTTTATCGTCAGAGCAATGACTTATATTATAAATGTCATAACTGTGATGCCAGCCAGCATTTTGGTACATTCCTAAAAAATTATGATGCACTGCTGTACAAAGAATATGCTCTGGAGCGTTATGCCAATGGCGAAAATCGTCGACCACATGCTGCTCCAGAGTTCAAGTTTGAGGCTCCGGTGTTCCAACCACAGACCTCCGCGCCGGAGCCTTCCCCTGTTGATACGTTATTGACTCGAGTGGACAACATGCCTGCTGACAGCGAGGTCCGAAAATTCTGTGCAGCCAGACACATACCAGAATCCGAGCTGCACAGACTATACCACATAGACGACATCAAACGCATCGAAGTCATACACGAACGATATCGTAACACCATACAGTCTCATGAGCCACGCCTGGTCATACCATTCTATAATTCTGCTGGCACCCTGACCGGTCTAAGCTGTCGGGGCATGCGAGACGAGGCGCTCAGATATATAACAGTACGCATTAATGAAACTGACCCCTTGATTTTTGGCATAGAACGTTTAGATAAAAAGGAACCCATATATGTTTGTGAAGGCCCTATTGATAGTCTTTTTCTTGCTAATTGCATTGCTGTGGGTGGTACTGGATTCGGAAAACTCGGATCTCTGGGACTAGACTTAAAACAAACAACTGTGATCATAGACAACCAGCCACGCAATAGCGAAGTCTGCAAGGTCTATGAACGCATCATAGCCGCAGGTTATGCAGTGTTTATCTGGCCAGACTATACCAGTGCCAAGGACATCAATGATCTCATACTGCAGGGCATAGATGCTCAGACACTGATTAAAACTCATACCTATGCTGGGCTGACTGCTCAGCTTAAATTCAACACCTGGAGAAAAATATAATGGCCTTGGCTCGATTAATTAGTTATACTCAACCAGACCCAGACGCAATTGACCAAAATGATGTTACCAGCATACAGGATCTGGTGGCCTATTGCGCCAGAGTCAGCAATCCTGGCAATCAGAACAATGCAAAGACTGCGGATAAACTGCTTAAATATTTAATTAAACACAAGCACTGGAGTCCATTCGAAATGGTTAGCCTGTGCATGGAAATTACAACTACCCGAGACATAGGTCGCCAGCTGCTAAGACACCGAAGTTTTAGCTTTCAGGAATTCAGTCAGCGCTATGCAGATCCAACTGATGCAGGTTCGGGTCTGGATTACAGCATCAGAGAATGTCGTCTACAGGACCCCGTAAATCGTCAGAACAGCATAGCCGTGGATGACAACAACATTGAACAAAAATACCTGGCTCATGTCTGGCAGAAAAAACAACAGGAAATCATACAGCACTGCGATGAAGTTTATAAATGGGCCACAGATTCTGGCATAGCCAAGGAACAGGCCAGAGCAGTCCTGCCCGAAGGGCTGACCAATAGCCGACTGTATGTAAACGGAACCCTGCGCAGCTGGATTCACTACATAGATGTCAGGGATGGTAATGGAACACAGAAGGAACATGCGGAAATTGCCCGTGAATGTGCCCGTGTCATAGCAAAAATATTTCCTTTGATCAATGATACTAAAGATGATTAAACATATATATACTGAACCGGGGGTTATATAATCATGTGGTTTTTACATTTTATTCCAGACAGCTGGTATCAGCTTTTTGTGCATTTTATTGTTGTAGTTGGTGTTGCTCTGGGATTCGTTGGCGCTCTAGCCTATAGAATTCCATTCATAGCTAATTATGGCATGATCATCAAGGGACTGGGCAGCATCTTTTTTATTGCCGGTGTCTTTTTAGAAGGTGGTTATGCAACTGAAATGAGTTGGAGAAACAAAGCTCGTGAAACCGAACATCAGATTGCCGAACTTAAGCTCAAGAGCCAAAAGATCAATCACAAGGTAGTCTACAAGTATATTGAACGCACCAAAATTGTCAAGGAAAAATCCAATGCTATTCGTCAACAGATTGTCAAGTATGTTACCAAAGATGCTGATGCTAACTGTGCTATTCCTGAATCTGCCATCGTGCTCCATGATGCTGCCAGCCAAAACATCGTTCCCGACCCCGCCAGCGGAGCTATTAAAGGAGCCAGCAGTGTTACGCTCAGTAAACTCCTCGACACCACCGTCCTCAACTACGGAACCTTCTACGAAGTCCGAGAGCAATTAAAAGCTCTGCAGGACTGGGTCCGCGAACAAAAGAAAATAAATCCCTAATCGACACTGAGTAGTGGTTATATTATAATAAATTTTTACTAAGGAAAGCATTCATGCAATATCTGGGACTGGAAATTAATCTCGAAAGAGATGCCTTATTCGATGAATTAGGTTTGTTGAGAATGAAAGAAAGTTATTTAAAGGATGATGAAACCAGCCCGCAACACAGATTTGCCGCAGTCAGTAAACAATTTGGTAGTAATCCCGAACACGCACAACGCCTGTATGAATACAGTTCAAAGCACTGGCTCAGCTATGCAACACCAGTACTGTCATTTGGACGCAGTAAACGAGGTCTTCCGATCAGCTGCTTCCTTAACTTTATTGAAGACACTGCGGAGGGACTAGTTGAAAATCTTTCGGAAACTAATTGGCTTAGCATGCTTGGGGGTGGCGTTGGCATTGGTTTTGGTATTCGCAGTGCCGATGATAAGTCTACAGGTGTCATGCCGCATCTTAAGATGTATGACGCCAGCAGTCTGGCTTACAGACAGGGTCGTACGCGCCGTGGAAGTTATGCTGCTTACCTCGATGTATCTCATCCTGACATCCTGATGTTCCTGGAAATGCGTAAGCCCACAGGCGACCAGAATATGCGATGCTTAAACATGCATCATGGCATCAACATCACTGACGACTTCATGCAGATCATAGAACGTTGCATGCTGGACAAAGATGCTGACGATAGCTGGAACCTGGTGGACCCACACAGCCAGGAAATACGTGAAACTGTCAGTGCCAAAGAACTCTGGCAAAGAATTTTAGAAATGCGCATGCAGACCGGCGAACCCTATCTGCATTTTATTGATGAATCAAATCGACAGTTACCTCAGTGGCTTAAGGATCGAGGACTACGAGTTCATCAGAGCAATCTCTGTAGCGAAATCATACTGCCAACTAATGAACAACGAACTGCGGTTTGTTGTCTGAGCAGTCTTAATCTGGAGAACTATGATGAGTGGAAAACAGAACCTCAGTTCTTGGCTGATATTGCTGAGATGCTTGACAACGTACTGCAGTATTTTATTGATAATGCCCCTGATGTTATTAAGCGTGCTAAGTTTAGTGCTGCTAGGGAGCGCAGTATCGGCATTGGCGCACTTGGCTGGCACGCGCTCCTGCAAAAAAGAAACCTAGCCTGGGAAAGTGCCCTGGCTGTGAGTCTGAACAAACAGATTTTTAGTCATGTAAGGAAACAATTAGATGTTGCGAACAAAACCCTTGGTGCGGCTCGTGGCGAAGCTCCTGATGCAGTGGGTACTGGGAACCGTTTTAGTCATATGCTCGCTATTGCTCCCAATGCCTCAACTAGTATCATCATGGGAAATACTAGTCCTAGCATCGAGCCTTATCGTGCTAACGCTTATCGTCAGGATACACTTTCAGGATCCCATTTAAACAAGAACAAATACCTGGATGTCATACTCAAGGACAAAGCCGGAGACAAGTATGATGAAGCCTGGAGCAGTATCATTGCCAATGATGGAAGTGTACAGCATCTGGACTATCTGGATGCCTGGACCAAGGATGTGTTCAAGACTGCCATGGAGATTGATCAACGCTGGGTAGTACAGCATGCAGCTGACCGTCAGGAATACATTGACCAGGCACAGAGCTTAAATGTGTTCTTTAGACCCGACAGTCATATCAAATACATACATGCAGTTCACTTTCAGGCCTGGAAACAAGGACTAAAGACCATGTACTATTGTCGTTCAGATAAGATTGCCAAGGCAGACAAAGTAAGCAAACGCATTGAGCGTGAAGTCATCAAGGAGATCGATCTAACTGCACTGGCTGAGGGTAATGAATGTCTGGCCTGTGAGGGATAATGCAAACTTCCAAGATTGAGCCGCAGTTTTCGCCATTGTTTGTTTATTGGCATGGTGCATTTACCAATGCCGAAATAGATCGCATAGTTGAATTGGGTCTGCAAAAACCTCTAGATGATGGTGTAGTAAATAACGGAGAGAATCCTGAACTACATGCTAGCCGAACCTGCACTTTAAATTGGATGGCACCGGATTCAGCCAATAATTGGATTTTTCATAAACTGCAAGATGCATTTCTTCAGCTAAATGATATGTATTTTAAATTTGAACTAGATAAATTTGAGCCATTTCAATTTACCAGATATGGTAGTGATCGAAAAGAATTTTATGGTAAACATATAGACTGTAGTCGTGGTGCATTAGATCAAAGCACAAGTCGTAAACTAAGTGTAACACTTCAGTTAAGCGACGCTGTTGACTATGAAGGTGGAGATTTATTATTACATGGGGCTGATAAACCAGATATTGCTCCTAGAAAAAAAGGCATGTTGGTATTGTTCCCCAGTTATGTACTTCATGAAGTAACTCCAGTAACTGCAGGTACAAGATACAGTCTGGTAACCTGGGCCCATGGACCATTGTTTAGGTAAATTATGAAAATAGGATTTAATTGCAGTAGCTTTGACTTGCTTCATGCTGGCCATGTAACCATGCTCAAGATGGAAAAAGAACGATGCGACTATCTAAAAGTTGCACTGCAGACCAATCCAGCCATAGACCGACCAGGCGTAAAAAATTGCCCAGTACAAAGCATTTACGAACGCTATGTTCAGCTACAGGCTTGTCGCTATGTGGACGAAATATTGGTCTACGACACCGAAGCCGAATTACTTAATTTAATTAAAACACAGACCATACACATAAGATTCCTATCCGAAGAGTATCTGAACCGAGACTTTACGGGCAAACAATATTGTATTGATCAGGGCATAGAACTATTCTATCATCCCCGTGAACATACATATAGTAGTTCAGATTTACGAAATCGAACCTATGAGTTAGAAAAACATAAATTAGAAAATCAACTCATAGAGACAAGTATACCACAACATTCAACAGAACTTTTAAAGGAACAAAATGAAGAAAAATTTACTCTTAATCCTGGCGATATTAATACCATTTTCAGCACAATCCAATCCGATCGATGATCATTGCTCACAATTTGCTGTCTATGGCGCACCCGTAGCCAAGGAAACAGGAACGCAATATCAGTGCAAAACCAACTATGCATTCCTGTACAACAACACAACTAAAACAGCTGAATATGTACTAGAGCATGTTACCAAGGCATCTATCAGCGGTCCAGCTAAACGCAAAGATAACTTTCGTCCAGACGATAAATTAATT